CTGAATTAGCAGAAAGTATAAATGGCAGTAACAATTAGAAATAGTAGTTGGGGAGGTAGTTCAAACAACACCTCAGAACTCTTGGTCGCTTACATGAACGACAGGATCAAGGTTTTGGAACCTCAGTTGCAGTACGCCCGATTGGGTGTAAAACGAGATGCCCCAAAAGGGTATGATCGTATCCTTTTCCCTCAGACTAACCAGTTGCCTGTAAAGATTAACACCTCAATGACCACCACTGGTGGCCCAGCAGGTGCAGCAGGTGTCGGTTCTGTCTGGGGTGCAGGAACTTCAGTCTTGGGTGGAGCCGCGGCAACAGCCCCTGGCTTTCCAGTAAGTAGCACTGAAGGTGTGGCGGCCTTTACTTCAGAAGGTACTAACCCTACAGCAGTGACTTGGGGTGCTACCGCTTATAGTTCAGGGCCAGCTCAGTATGGTATTTTGGTTCAAGTTTCAGATCTTTTGGTTCACAATTCAGCTATCGAAGTAATCGACGCGGCTTCTGAAGCTGTCCGTGATTCTTTGGCTCGACTTGTTGACCTTGTAATTCAAGGTGTCGTGAATTCTGGTACTAACGGCGTAATTTACGCTGGTGGTAAGACTTCCCGAACAGGCTTGGGTGCAGGGGATCTTTTGACACAGTCTGATATGCAACGAGCTTACAAGTACCTTGCCAGCTCAAATGCGGCAGGATTGAAGCCTTATGAAGGTAAATATTATGTCGCAGTGGTTCACCCTCAAGTTGAAGGTGATTTGATGACCAACTCTGCTACAGGAGCCTTTAGTGACGTAGGACGATACACTTCAGTTGATGATCTCCGCGCTGGAGCGCTGGGTGACTTCCGAGGTATTCGTTACCTGCGCAGTGCTTTCCAAAGCTACTTCACTTCTACAGTCAATGTCTTTCCGACAACTGTTTTGGGTGATCAGAGCTTTGGTTGGGGCTTCTTTCAACAGCCAACTCCTATCTTAACGACTACTCCAGATTCAAATAACCCACTTAACTTGTTCTCAAGTATTGGTGGTAAGGTGACTTTGGGTGTTACTCGTTTTGAAGATACGGCTGGAACAGTTCGTATCATTCGTTTAGAAAGTGCGATCTCAAACTAGATTGTATTCTTCCTCAGGGCTGGTTTTCCAGCCTTGGGATAAGCATAAAATATGATACTTTCCAGTGTTCTAGCCTTTGCCCGTAGTGTTTCCCAAACAGATTCCAATGGATTAACGGATGCTAATGGAATTATTTTTGCTAATGAATCTAATACTGATTTTCATCGGCGTTTGATAGAACACGGAGTGGATGCTTCTCAAGTATTTGAGGCATCTATTACGGGGATAGCAGGGACAGGGGTTTATTCTTATCCAACAAATCCTTGTTCAATTATCGCTTTAAAGGCTATTGAATTAAATTACTCAGATACTTCTGCTAATAATTATTGTGTTGCCCAGCAAGTTGATATTTCTAATCTACCTGGGAACACCTCTTTTAGTTGGCTTCGGGGAAACCAAAATCCTGCTGAACCCCTATTTGATGATCGAGGAGATAAGTTTGAAATTTTCCCAACACCAACTTCGGCTAATAACCTCACAGCTTTAGTTCGGTTAGTGGGATATGCTCAACCATCGGTTTTTATTTCTTCTATAAGTTCGGTCAATTACCCAGAAAGTTTAGATGCTGGTATTTTAGGTTATCGTACTGCAGCTAATTACCTTTATTCTTTAAAAGGGACGGAGAATATAATAGCGGGGGATAAGTTGAATCAAAAATATGACGAAAGAGTAAATCAATATATTGAAACATTAGGTCGAGGATCACAACAGCCACTTAAAACTGTACCAATTCAACTTGATGGGTGGGGGTATTAATGGAAACAAAAATCATAGATAATTTTACAGGAGCCTTGACCCGTAATAGCACAGGGGAATTAAATTCGGGATTGGCTAAATATGACACAAGTTGGGGATACGATCCTTTTAGTAGTCCAACAGATTTAACTTGGTTTGAAAAACCTTCGATTATTGGGGCAACTTTAACTTATGCCTTAACTTCAGCAAAAGTCAGGGTTGAAAGTAATCCCTCTAGCGTTGTGACTGTTTATGGTTATGGGCCAGATAGTAAATTAGTAAAATATTTATCAAATACTTCTGGGCCAAATCCAGACTTAGATACGGGAAGTATTTTAACAGCAACCTCTATTACTTCTGCAGTTGCTAGTTTTGGTGGACAAATGCAATTTTACGGAGCGACAGAAAAAATTTGGATCGGACATGATACTAATATTTTAAAAATAAACTTTGATGGAAGCAACGCTAATCCTTCTGTGGCTACTACTGCTAGCTCGGTAGTAACTGGTATTCCTAGACCTTCTGCTCAATTTTTAGGTAAACTTTATTTTGGAAACGGAAATAATTTGATAGAAGTTGATTCTACAGAAACTGTAACTTCTTATGCCAAATTAAGTCCTGGTTTTCCTGTTGGGACATATGTGCGTGACTTAGACGTATCGCCTGATGGTAATTATTTACAAATTACAGTAAGTCGAATTAATGCTATTAGTGTTCTGCAAGTTACTGATGGGCAATCAATGGCTAATACTGAATCTTATATTTTTTATTGGAACGGGACTGACACTGGTTATACCTCATCTCAAAATTATTCGGGTTTTGGTTTAACTTCTAATGCTTCCTATTCTAATATTAATTATTTAGTTGGATCAGATTTAAGCGGAACTGCTTTTTATGAAAATAACAATAAAATCTTAACGATGCCCAAGGTTTTACCACCAAGCCCAGATGCGGTGTTCACAGCAGGCAATATGATAGGGGTTATGTCCCCACAATGGATTATTTCAGATTCTCAATTAGAGGGATCATTGTTGATGTATGGACAGTATGACGGGGAGGTTCCTAAGGGTCTTTATCGAATAACACAAGTTAAATCAACTTCGCCAAGTTCAATTGGTCGAACAGATGTTATGAGAGTTCCTATTTGTTTGCCAGTTTCAAATTTGCTTTATACGGCTGACGCTAATAACGTTCATGCAACTTCTAAACTTTATTTTTCTACTGTTGAATGGGATAGCAGTTCTAATACTTTAGGGTATCTTTATCGCGTTAGACTAATTACCGATACTGTTCAAGGATCAATTATGACTGGTGTTTGGGAAAGCCAAAATCAAATTTTCGCTAAAAAAGTTCAACCTGCTGAAGTTAGATTTTATACTGAACCTTTAGTTGCTAATAACTCATTTAAAATTGATTTTGTAGATGTAACAAGTAGTGTTCTAGGTTCACAAACCTTTACCGCTGGAACATCTCCTGTAGCAGTAGGTGATGATAGGGTGAGATGGAACCCTAATCTGAGTCCTGCTTATTCATGGGGATTAAGGATTACAAACTTAGGTTCAAAAAATTGGACGGGAATTAAATTAGAGACGGATTTCATGGAGGCTGGCCGATGACAATTAATGATATTGAAAATTTTACAGGAGAAGTCAAGGCCGTTATTCTTGAATGGGTCAAGAATGAAGGTTTTACGGCTCGGAAGTTAACCGATACTCCAACAGATGATTTACAAGTGGTTAACAAAAAATATGTTGATTCTGCTATAGCAGATTTAGGTGGGTATACAGAAATAGCTAGAACTACTTTAACCGTTGCTTCTCAAACCTTATCAGTTTCGTTTACCGCTAAAAAGTATTTAAAAGTTATCCTTAATTGTCCTTTAATTGATGCTGCGGGAGCAATAGAACCCTCTTTAATATTCAATGGAGATACAGGGAGTAACTATAACGACGGACAAGGTGGGGGCGGAAGTAGGGCAAATATTTTAATTATGTCGAGTACTGATACTAGAGGATTATTTGTAGTTGCAGACATAACAAATGCGGCAGCGTTTAAAAAACAATTAAACGGCCAAAGAACTCAACCTTATTTGGTTGGAGATTCCCCAATTTCTTCAAATATTGTTGGTGGTTGGTTTAATACTACTAACCAAATTACAAGCATGGTCTTTAATACTAATAACGCAAGTGATCTTTGGGGAGCAGGAAGTGAATTAATCGTGTTAGGAATGGACTAGTATGGCCGATACATCACAATACTACAAACCAGCAGGTAGCGATACGACTTATACTAGTTATAACGACTACGTGCATAATATTGGGGGAGCAACACCGTTACCTGAATCAAGTAACACTTATTCAGCTACGCCAACAATTTCTCCAACTACTCAACCGATAGCACAACCAACAACAGTAAATACCTCTCAACCAAGTCCGACTACAGTAAATGCTACACCATATACCAGCTCTTCTTTTTATCTTCCAAGTACCCAGGTAGCAAGCTATGATCCAAGTACAGTTTTTAACGATAAAGGAGAAGCTCTTACTTACGAACAATTTATAGCTCAAGGTGGATCATCTGATTTTAGTAATGTTCAAAAAGTAAGTGATCTTCAACAGGGTCTAACAGCAGCGAAAGCTTCAGGCCCAGCACCTCAAGATGGGGGAGCTGCTAGAACGGCAGTGAATTCTTTACTCCCAAAGACTTTTGATTTCTCAACTATAGATCAACAACTGGCAGCAGACCCAGGGTATCAGCAACTCTTGGCTGATCGAATGGAATACAATAGTGTCGCTAACCAGACTAAATCACTTTTAGACACTTATAACCAGTTCACAAAAGACGCAGGGATTCCAGCTCTTAATGCGGAACTTTTAAATACCAAAAAGATAATTGAAGGTACAGAGGACGATATCAGAAAAGAAGTACAAGCTGTATCGGGATTTGCAACAGACAGTCAGATCATGGCGTTGTCTTCGGCTCGGAATAAGTCACTGATTAAAAACTACAACAACCTCTTAGATACCAAACAGATGGCGATGGAGAGTATTAATAACATGGTGAACCTCGCCTCTCAGGATCGTCAATTTGCTCTCCAAAATATCGCTCAGAAAATGCAGTTTGATCAACAGATTTTAGAGTATCGAGATAAGTTTGTCCGAAACGCTAAAGAAGGATACGATCGAATAATTCAAGCCGTAGGGTATGGTGGTCTTTTACAGTCCTTACAAGCCAGTGGTGATCCTCACGCAGTGTCCCTAGTAGAAAAAACTTTAGGTATAGCCCCTGGTGGATTACAACAAATAGTTCAGGCTCAACAGGCTCAGGCGAACTTAAAGAATTTTGCTGCATATAATATTACAACTCCTTTTGTCCTTACTGCTAGTGGGGAAATACAGTCTACAAAAACAGGGCAAGCTTTTGCTGATCCTCAACAATTCTTTAAAGCAGCGGGTGTTACTAGTTTTGATGAAGCTGTGAAAAAAGGATTGTTAAAACCTCTTGGCTTACCTAAAGAAGATGTACAACAAAATTTTGAGAACGATATAAGTTTGCAAAAACTTGCTATTGATAAAGCTCAATTAGGAGTTTCTCAGTTTAACG